TGTTGCATTAGGACAATACCTTAAACGTCCAGTACAGATTTATTCTAAATCTTGGACTATTGGTAGTACTCTCGATGCAGCTACTGATGAATTTCTTCCCTGGAGTCTTTTCTTCAGTAGAAATTCTATCGCTCGAAAATTGGATAATTACTATATGCTCAGATGTAATATGCACTTGAAAGTTGTAGTAAATGCTTCACCTTTTTACTATGGTTGCGCTATGTTATCATATCAACCATTATTGGAATTTAATCCAGCAGGTACTGTAGTTTCTGCTGCAAATAAACTCGAAAATGTGTCTTTATCTCAAAGACCACACATGTATATCTATCCTCAAGATAGTCAGGGCGGTGAAATGGTTCTACCTTTTCTTTATTATAAGAATTGGCTTGATGCTACCCGCGATAATGATTTGCGAAATATGGGTAGAATCACTCTATCTTCTTTTGGACCTTTGCTTAATGCGAATGGACTCACTACTGATTCCATAGACATTGTTGTTTATGCATGGGCTGAAGATATTGAAGTTGCTGGTCCAACAGTTGCTTTGGCCGTACAATCTTCAGATATGAAAAAGAAAGGTAAACTTAACACTAAAGATGAGTATTCTCATGATGGAGTTATTTCAAAACCAGCTTCAGCTATAGCTAGAGCAGCTGGATATCTCCAACAGGTTCCAGTTATTGGACCTTTTGCTACAGCTACTTCTATGGTAGCTACAGCTATTGGAAATGCTGCTTCTATTTTTGGATATACTGATGTCCCTGTCATTGATGATGTTCATCAATTTCGTACTCATCCATATCCAGCTTTAGCAAGCACTGATATTGGAACTCCAATTGAAAAACTTACTTTGGATGCTAAAAATGAACTTTCTATAGACCCAAAAATTGTTGGTGTCAATGTAGAAGATGAAATGAATATTTCATCTCTTGTTGGAAGAGAATCATTTCTCTTCGAATCTACATGGTCAGCATCTGATGCGGCTACTGCAGGTTTATTTTACAGTAAAGTGGGTCCTTCTCTCATTCGTCGTGAAGCTATCACTAACGGCTTTGTAACCTGGCCGACTCCTATGTGGTTAGTAGCCCAAAATTTTAGTCACTGGCGTGGTGATATTATATACAGATTTAAATTTATCTGTT